CTAACTTGTTCTTGGATGAGGACGAAGATGATGCAGAGACCATCGTACGTAAGCATATCGGAGAGGGTTGGTATAAGGGTGCCCTAACAGAACTGCTTGACATAGATGTATCGCAACGGGTGGCTCTCACTAACTTGCTATTCCAAGTCAACCGGTACAACCGAAACCCTTCACCGGAAGAGACATTATTTTACTATTTAGGTGGCCCCGCATGGAGTGTTGGTAAGTCGTTTATCCGAGGTACAGGCGAGCTTATCAACGGAGATATGCAACGAGGTATCGAAGCTATGGTGCCAGCAGCCGTGCGTAATGCTATGAAGGCAGTACGTTATACGGAAGAAGGTGCCCTGACTCGACGTAAAGATCCTATTCTTGACGATATCACTAGCGGTCAACTTGTCGCGCAGGTGATAGGTTTTGCCCCCGCTGAGTATGCGAGACGGCAAGAAGAGAACCAAGTCTCAAAACGTATTGAGAATACCTTACGCAACAACCGAGGTAAGTTACTCAAGCAATACTACCTTGCTATACGTATGGGAGACTACGAAGGTGCGGCAGAACTCCAAAGAGAAATCATGAAGTTTAACCAACGAGTTGGAGTAAAGTTCCCAAGAGCTGTTATAACTACGGACTCCATACGACGATCAATGCGGTCACACATGAATACGTCTGCCACTATGCATAACGGTATCGCAATAAGTCCGATGTTCCGAACAGCTTTGCAGCAACACCTAGATGATAGCACTCCTATAACGCTAGAAGATTAATCATCCATCCGTAAGTGTTGTTCTTTGTCTATTATCTGCATCACTGATAAGACTAACTGGTCATCACCGGGGTCTAACACGTTTGTGTCACGCAGCTTAACTAGCGTCATCCACGCATACAATAAATCATTCCTTGTAGGTTCCATAAATGCTCCTTGATATAGGAGTTAGGATACCCCCTCCGAAGAGGGGGGCGCTCTAAGAGCAGGAGGATGACAGCACGCTATGTGAGAAGGAGGACGGTCTGTCGGGTTAAATATATCACAGCACCCTCCATATACGAACCCCTAATTTACCATCCTCAACCCTAACTCTGGTTTCTATACGCCAATCCTTTTTAGCGGTTATAACCTTGGCTTGGCGCACTGCTTCAGGGGTATTGATGCAAGGTACGAATATAGATGTACCCACTGACATCGACCCCCAATTTACTATAACCTGAACCCCATCGGGACACAGATCATACGTTCTCAATACTCCCTTCTTCATCATCACCCTCAGAGAACTGAACTACAATCACATCTGTAGGGGGCATGTTTAGCTGGGTGCCCTTACTCAACCGCATCTTCATACGTTTAGCCCCTAGCTTTTCGGTTAGATCGTTTACAAACGCCCCGTAGTTTATTTGCTGTTCCCCGCACCATAACCGCAACGGCTTGGGTACTAGGTATAGCTTCTTGATATCTGTCTCATACCTAGCCACCAACTTGTTTCGGGGTACGGCCTCGGGCAAGATTATGGACTCCATAGTGGTGCCATCTTGCTTGCGTAAGTCACTGGTGCTCTTGATACGCAAAATGTTATCGATGTGCTCGTTTACGTATTCGTTCAACGTCTGCTCGATAGAGACAGCCATGTCCTGTGCTTTGGCTTTGTTCTCTAACAACATCTGTATCGCCCAGTTAGTAAGCTCCGGTATGTCAAACCGGATTAGATCCAGTTCTTTCGCAATGACCGCACCTGCCAGAGTAAGCGTTACATACACCGACCAGAATCGGTTTTCTGAAGATAGCCCTGCTTTCCTGTCAACACGAATCTGTATTTCTTGGATTATCCGCTTAACTTCCTCAAGGTTGTTCATTACATATTGCGCGACGACTGGCCCCGCGTGCCCGTAACACTTACCTAATGCGCGACTGAACTCGTCTGTTTCTTTCTTGCTACTAGAACCTGTAAACATCTTTTCCACACGTACTTCTAGTATGCGCTGTGCTTCGGCATTCGGATTGTCTTTCTTCATGCGGATACGTTCTATGATGCTGGTGTTACCTGTGGTCAATGCCAGAAGACTCCAAGACTCACCACGTAACCGTTCTGCATTACCTCCACTGACCAACCGCCCCCTCTGCTTACCAGTGGTGAACTGTAGGGCTAACGTGCTTAACGCTTTACTCTCAGCATTAGTCAACTCGTCGATCAACAAAGGTAGGTTGTGCAATACCTCAGACCGATTCATCTTGGTGTTATGCGTATCCTGTTCATTGATAACTAGTTCTGCTGGGTCACCCCATATCGATGCAGCGGCCTTCATAGCAGTCGTCTTACCTAGCCCTGACTCCTTACTGTAAAGGTGTAATGCTGCACACGCTATGTCGTCGATGAATTGCATGAGAATAGAACCGAACCCAGCGCAGGTTGCAAACTGGTGTAGTTCAAATCCCCGTTTGTTGTAGAAATCAATTATCTCCCGCCACTCATCCAAAGTACCCTGCCGTTCAAATGCGGGGAACATACCTATAGTGGACTTAGAAGGTGGGTTAAATACCACCTCATCTTTAAGGATCATTTGGTTACCCAATACAAATCCTGTAGCCTCGTTATCGATCCAACCAAATTGTCTATATGCTTTATCTGCCACTTCCTTCTCCTGTAACTCGTTTACCCACGTTGTTATGTACTCCATTAGTTTGTCTACCTTTGAGATAGCTACCCCTTGCATGGACATACTTTTCCTCAGCTCTTCCCTAGACGTAACTGCCGTTAAAGGTAGAGTGAATTCTCGCACGCCATCCCTAGGTAGGTGTAGGCGTACCACTACAGACTCACCCAACTCTAGATCTACGATGCGTTTAACAACATAGATATCGTTGTGGTAAATCCGTTCTTCGTTTTCGTTCCCTTCCGAATCCTGCGACCGTATATAAACTCCACCGTTAGTACCCCTGATATATGGGAATGGATACTTGGGTATAACGAAAGTGTTGATTGGTGCGTTAGGTAGGTCTAAAGCGGGTGCTTCGACCGTATTTTCTTCTTCTGTAGCCTCCTTCACACGCTTACCGATATGCAAAGGTGATCTATATTTGCCCCTATTGGGACACTGTAAACACGTTTCTGGTAGAATCTCCTCGAATCTAGCGCATGTGTAACGTTTGTCAGACGTTAAATTATCCCATTTCGCATCGGTCTCCTCGGGATCATATCCATCGTATCGCTCTGATAACTTGTGTGCTTTCTCTCTTGTCCCATCACTACATGCTTTCAATATCGATAACACACCTCGCCATATAGGTTCCGATACTTCGTTAGGGTTAGTGAATGCGTTGGCTATGTGTGCACACCCTTCCCCTTGGCTAGTCTTGCGTAAGATATCTTTGAACCGGTACTCGCGGTTCGATAACGCTGCGTTCATCACTGCGTTCGCCCCATCAAGTTTCTTTGTGGGAACTGGTATCGGATCATTTCCGAGCAATCTCGAAAATAAATCAAAGTCAACAAGGGTGGGTAAGTGGGTGCCTACGAAGTCTACTTCTGCTGGGACTTCGGGTTTGTAATTGTGGGTTGTGGGTACACGCAGTACCCGTGCTGCATCCGCCGTGACTGCGGGGTCAGCGAGAAAGTTGTTATCTGCACATAGTTGCTTGAGCTTTAGTGCTACTGGCAACCAATCATCGGTAGGTACTGCTTCTGACAGCACCCAGTATACGTGGATACCTCGACCTGAATTAACCATCAAAGGACGTGGTAGTTTAAACTGTTTACAAAACGCTTTTAGCTGAGAAATCGCTTCTGTCTGTGATACAAAATCTTTCGATGGGCCACAATCTAAATCAAGAAAAAATGATTTTAAATGCTGAACGTTGTCTACCTTACGCGAATTAGCTTCCTTAAAACTAGCCAACGCAAAATAAACATCGTAACCCTTAGCATCAAAGTCTTGCGCTGCGTCAATTAAATCATCCACTGATCCAAAGAACTGTTGACTCCTTCTATCCGCAGACGTGTTAGATGCAAAAACACAATACGACCCACTCTCTGGTAGCGCCTCCTTTAAAAATATTGCTGTTTCCATAAGATAGATCCGAAAGACACCACGGCAGGGGCATGGTTACGCCCTCTTCGACTAGTCTAGCCGTGGGTATTGTTGAATGAATGGGCTTCTTCTTGTTGAAGCCCAAATTAACTAGGACTAGTCGTCCCAAGCATCAACAAGGTCACTCAGATCTTCTTTCTCTTTTGGTGCAGCAGTTTTCACCTTAGCTGCTTTCTTCTTTGGCTCTTCAACGGGTAACTCAATGACGTTATCTACCTCCGAACTACTTTCGGTTTCGATCTCGAAGAATGGGCTTTCATCATCGTCCGAGATTTCGTCGGCGCTGAACCCATCGACTGAATCAAACGGTGATGCCACCTGTAGGGGTATGTACTTGGTTACCTGTACCGCTCGTAGACGTAAAGACACACCCGCATTTGCCATGCTGTAAGGCACAAGCACAACGGCTAGGTTGACAGTGCTTCCAGTAGTTAGTTGAAAATCGTCTGGTAGCTCTTTATTTTTTGCGTCGTACTGTTTTGGTTTGCTGGTAGCATCTTTACCGTAGGCACCTTTAAGTTTTGCCTTACCGATATACATACCTTCATCATCTTTAGTGAACGGTACGGGGAACTTTTCAGGCCATTTCGATTCACGCTTCTCTTTGTAGACCGAAGCCATCGCTGACATCAACTCTTTAGCTTGCGTTTCATTCATCTTGAAAGACATTTCGTATGCAGCTCCGTCGTCCAGTACATCACAAGGAACGCTACGGTTCTCACTACTGTCAAACTTGTATGTCTTATTGATACGTGGGTAAAGTGCTTCTACACCTTTTATCTTATAGTTCATGTATGTTTCTCCAAACATCTAGTCATTAAAAATAAAACCGTCTTCCTCGGAAAATGGCGATGCACCCACGTCCTCCACTGGCACTACGTTCAAAGTAATTGCTTTCGTAGTATCTGGATGTTCCATCATTTTCTGTACGGCTTCGTACTCCTGCTCTTCTATTGGACGCATAGGTCTGAAGAAGAGTTTTGGTATGTCGCTACTAGGGTCAAAAAAGATCTTAGTTATCACAGCGACTATTGGAGTGTTTTGTGCCTCTAAGTACCTAGCATAGGCTTGTAGTGGCATATTCACCCCAATCGCGTCCCCAAATATAGAAGCCGAAGATAGTTGTAGTTGATAAACTGTTTCCAAATCATCTTCCGTAACTACGGCTAACCGCTGTACAAACTTACATGCACGGCTTTGCCCTCGCCCTGACCCCTTTATATTGTTGACACAATCTAAGCAACGCCCCGCTTGTCTTTGTTCTGCTGGAACATCGGTAGCAGGAGTATCTGTATCTGAAGACCAACAAGTAGGTAAAGCAACCTTGTTAGGGTCATAAGCATCCGCGTAAAAAATACGGGACATATAGGCTACACCAACTACGATGACGTTTACAGAATCTTCTACTATTTCTGGCAGACCCTCGAACCGACGGTTGCGTACACTAATTCTTTTCACTGCCTCACCTATCAATAGTCTTCGTCAGTTTCTAATTGTGGGACAGGTTCTTCATCACCACTTATATCACCCCATGTAGCGGGGTCACCTCCTTCACTTTGTGACGCGGTTAATGCCTCAGTGATAGCGGCTAGGTTAAACCTATAGGTCGAACCAATATGTATATAAGTGCTTTTAGGGATAATCCCTGCTTTTAGCCAGCCACGTATGGTGGCTTGGTTTACCTTAAAATGCTCTGCAACATCTGCGATAGGGACAAAGGGGCTACTCATTTTTTGTTTCTCCTGACAGAGATAGTGTATGTTGAATCCGAGTTCAGACCTTTCGGTAATTTGTCGGGGTTTTCCTCTAAGTACTCGCGCACGTTCTTTTGGTTAAGTCGTTTGTCAAAGAACTCTGGCACCTCGTTTTCGAGTACAAACTCGTACATGGACTCCCAATCATTCGTCCAGTAACTCTGTCTGACTGAGCGATAAAACAAACCTTCTGATGTCCTAACACTGTCCACGTTGTGTTCTTTACAGTGTTCAAGTAGTGCTTGTTTAATCCGGTCACGTTCATTTGTCAGAGCACCGTACTCTTCATCAAACGCTTTTTTCAATTCAGTGCGCTTGGCAGTTATCTTTAAATAAACTTTAGTCAGTTTCTCTAAGGATAGGGTACTACCTTCACTCATTTCGATCTCCTTCACTTATCGAACTGTTGAATATAGTGTACTTAGATTGATTACGCAAGGATTTCGTTATAAAGATCAATAATTTTTGTATGTATATTGATTTTATTATCAAGCATTCTATATACGTGTTTTTCTATGGCCGATCCTTGCAGTTGAACTACGGTGCATTTATGGTCTTGTCCCGATCTGTGCACCCGTGCGTTGGCTTGGGCGTACGTTTCTAACGAACTGGTTGGCCCCCACCACACTACCGTATTCGCCGCTGTCAGGGTTACACCGTGCGCTGCTGCTTGGGGTTGGATAACCAAAACTTTGGGATTTTCTTTAGTTTGGAATCGTTTGAATATTTCCGTGCGTTTGGGTGCAGATACATCGCCCCTAATTATTTCTGCGGTAATACCATCACTAGCCAACTTCTCTACTAACATATCGATAACGTGTTTAAAAGGCACGAATATCAATACTTTCTTACTGGATTCGTCGATAACCTCACGTAGAACCTTGTACCGGTGTTTAATATCAAACTCTAGTGACTCACCCTTATCGGTATAGACAGCACCACAAGATATTTGCAGTAACTTATTCATGTTAACCGCTGCATTGGCGGCAGTAACCTGCTCACCTGCGGCATCCATAACCATACGATCCTTCAACATTTTGTAATACTTAATCTGTTGGCGGGTCATTTCTACTTCACGTTTGGTGTATACCATCGGTGGCAAGTCTAGACACTCATCTTTAGTGAACCGGATGGCGGGTTGCAGAACCCTATACACCGTGTCGGTTGCGTCATCCTTGGGTATCCAACGAAAATTAGTTATCTTGTTCATCACACGATCACGGAAAGAACTGAAGAACCTAGGCACCGCTGACGGGTTAACAAGTTTGGCTATACCGTACGCATCAAGTGGGCTTTGGGCTGCGGGAGTACCCGTCATCATCCATAACCATTTGTCTGGTGTTAGTAGTTTATTCAACGTTTTCCAGCGTTTTGTTTGTGCGTTCTTATAGTGGGTGGCCTCATCAACGATAATTAGATCGAATCCTCCGTCGGCTATGGCCTCAGACACAATCTCTACGCCGTCATAATTTATTATCACGAAATCTGCGCCGTTGTTTACGATCTCCTTACGTTTCGATGCTGGGCCATAAGCTACGTCCACAGTCCGGTGCATAGCAAAGGTGAATAAGTCCGCTCTCCATGCTGAATCCATGATAGATAGAGGGCATATTACAAGGGCGCGGTTAACGTAACCTTCTTTCATCAAGTAATCCGCTGCCCATATAGCACTGGCAGTTTTTCCCGTACCTTGCTCATTGAAACAAAACGCACGCTTGTTCAGTGTAAGAAAAGATGCGGTAGTCTTTTGGTGTTCGAAAGGGGTGTACTTACCCGTCCATCGATACTTACCCTCGATGGGCGATGGCACTTTTATGTTTAAGTTTTTGAGTACCTGCGCTTCGTCTATACCCCACTTAACCACTACTTTGTTATCAGGTAGTTGTTTGCTTTCGGGTATAACAGTCGTCACTTTCTGCGGATTACGCAGTCGCAAAAGCAACGCTTTGTTATCTATAATTTCCATGTGTCCTCCTAAAGCCCCGCTTCGTCCACAGATGGGGCTAGGTCTGCTATGAAGGGTCTTTCGCTCCCCTGAACTAGCCTGATTTTTGTACTCTGCAACTGGAGGGTGCTTCGTACGTGGTTTAAAGACGCATCAGGTTCAGCGTCTGGTAGGCTTCTTCTGTCTCGCAACGGGTGCCTTCTTAAGGTTACGGCTACGGTTCTTACTTCGACTTTCTACCTTCACACCGTCTTTGTTGCTACCACCTCTCGCCAGTGGCTTGTTATGGCTAACGTCCTTGCCTTCTCGCTTGTCCGCTTTGCCGTTGTTATTCGCATCTTTACCTGTCTTATCCATTGCACGTCGGGCACGTTGCCGTTCCATCCGACGTTTGAACTCTGGACTATCGACTGGTTTGTTTACTTGTTTCTTTCTGTCTGCTTTGTTTTTGT